GGTCTGCGTTATCTCCGGCAACGTGAGTTAAGCCATGAGCGGCATTATGAGTTTGCTGCTCGCGGCAAAAACAACCGCAGCGCCGAATTACGTTGTAGCAACCTTCCTTGCCTCTGGCACATGGACTTGCCCGAGCGGTGTTAGCGCGGTGGAGTATTTGGTCGTCGCGGGCGGCGGTGGAGGTGGAAGCAATGCCGCTGGCGGCGGTGGCGCGGGAGGTTTTCGTACCGGCACGGGCTTTAGCGTAACCGCCGGAACTGATTACACAATCACGATTGGTGCTGGCGGAACTGCAACGCTTAACGGCAACGATTCCGTATTCAGCACCATTACATCTACTGCTGGCGGAAGAGGGTCATCATTTAACAGTTTGGCGGCTGGAAACGGCGGCTCTGGCGGTGGCGGCTCCTCATTTCAAGCCCCGAATCCCGACTATTCTGCTGGCGGCAGCGGAAACACGCCAAGCACGGCACCATCACAAGGCAACAATGGAGGCACAGGCGGCACTTTCGTCAACGTCAACGCTGGCGGCGGAGGCGGCGGTGCGTCGGCTGTTGGCGGCAACGGAAACGGCACAAGCGGTGTTGCGGGTAACGGTGGTGCAGGTACTGCATCGGCCATTTCTGGCGGTAGCGTTACCTACGCAGGAGGCGGTGGCGGCGGTTCATTTTCGCCGGGTACGGCGGGAACAGGGGGAGCAGGCGGTGGCGCAAATGGGTCAACTAGTGGAACCGCGCCAAACGCGACGGCTAATACCGGAGGCGGCGGTGGCGGTGGTGCGGCAGGCGGCGGCACAGGCGGCGCAGGCGGCTCCGGCATCGTCATCCTCAAGTACGACATCGGCTCTGCCACAATCTTCACCTTCAAGTCATCGCAGAAGTGGACTGCACCTGCGGGTGCGGTGAGCGTTGACTACCTCGTTGTAGCGGGTGGTGGTGGGGGTGGAAGTTCAGCAGATAGCAGCAACAATAATCCAACGGGCGGTGGTGGTGCGGGAGGCTTTCGCACAGGCACCGGATTGTCAGTTACCGCTGGGACGGATTACACCATTACCGTTGGCGCAGGCGGCGCAGGCGGGGCATCAGCAAATACAACGGGTTCTAGCGGTTCCAATTCCGTATTTAGCACTATCACTTCCGCAGGCGGTGGCGGTGGCGAAGCAGGCATTGTCGGCGTAGGCTCCGGCGGCTCTGGCGGTGGCGGAAGTGGGTCGGGGGCTAGTGGAGACAACCGAGCGGGCGGCAACGGAAATACGCCTTCTGTTAACCCTTCACAAGGTAGCAACGGTGGCTCTGGATTTGGCGCAAATACGCCAACAACTGTCCGTGCAGCGGGCGGCGGTGGTGGTGCTTCTGCTGTCGGAACTAACGCCGCTTCTGCTGTTGGCGGTAACGGCGGCGCAGGTACGGCTTCTAGCATTTCCGGTGGCAGCGTAACGTATGCGGGCGGTGGTGGTGGTGCTGGCACTACAGCGGGAACAGGCGGCACGGGCGGCGGCGCAACAGCGGGCGCTGCTACAACTCCTTCAGCAGGCACCGCTAACACAGGCGGTGGCGGTGGTGGGGTTCGCGCATCTCCCGGTCTTGGCTCCGCAGGCGGCTCCGGTATCGTCATTCTCAAGGTCAACTTCACATGAAAACCTATCAACTTATGGGCATAGATACCGCGATGCACTTGCTGCGTCCCGGTGCGAAGTGGGAAATCAGCAACCGCGAAATCACGCGCTGGGAAGACCCAAGGCCCAAACCGTCGTGGGACGAGATCATGTTCACGATTGAAAAGATCAAGGAACTTGAGGACGCGGTGCCGACGATCCTGCTGCCCGAGCAGGCCAAGGCGTTTGACGATTACGTTGCCCAGATTGAGAAGGCGGTCGCGTGAATCTGTATTCCATATTCCCGACGGCGGTTGCCAAGTTTGAACTCGGGCGCGACTTTAGCCCCGAGGAAACTGCCTTTGTGGACTCGCAAGAGACGCACAAGAACCAAGGCAACACCACGAGCAACGACCGCTATGTGCTGCGCCACGACACGATGGCCAACCTCAAGGCGTTTGTGGAAGCGAGCGTGGGCGAGTATCTACGAAGTATCTACGCGCCGAAGAACGAGGTCAGCCTTCGCGTTACGCAGTCGTGGCTCAACTACTGCAAGCCCGGCGAGTGGCACCACAAGCACGCGCATCCCAATTCGTTTGTCTCCGGTGTGCTGTATCTCAAGGCCGCACGCGAGCGCGACAAGATCTATTTTTACCGCGACGGCTACAAGCAGATCAGCCTGCCGACGGATAACTGGAACCTCTACAACAGCGAGAGTTGGTGGTTTGAGGTCGGTGCCGGTGACTTGATGCTGTTCCCGTCCAGCCTCACGCACATGGTGGAAGCTGTGCAGCAGGAGCGGGTATCGCTATCGTTCAACACTTTCCCGGTCGGCTACGTCGGGGAAGAAGAATCGCTAACGGCGTTGCATCTTGAGAACCCTCAAGGCGCAGCGTAATGACTTTCCAGAGTTTTACGCGGAGTACAGTATTGATGATCTAGGGATATTCATGGACAAACTGCCGGTCGCCTTTTTGCCAATCATTAAGGCCGACATTGAGCAGCGCGGTATGGTTCATCCGATCATCATTTTCAGTCCTTACGAGCAGTACCAGACCGACCCGAATCCGGCGCTGCCCGCAAAGACAAGTTGGAGACGAGAGATACTGAGGGTGTACATGGGACACAAAAGGGTGTGGGTAGCCAGAGAGTTAGGGTACTCGCACATTTCTGCGTACCATGTACGGACGGACAAGCAAGCCCGAGCGTTATGCGGGCATACGACGATTAGAGAGTTTTGCCCAAATTGAGGATTTAGATATGGCGCACTTTGCCCGCATTGACGAAAACAACGTGGTTCAGCAGGTCATCGTTGTAGCCAACAAGGATACAGCGGACGCGAGCGGCAACGAGGTAGAGGCCATTGGCGTGGCTTTCTGCCAGCGACTGCTCGGCGGCAACTGGAAGCAGACCTCCTACAACGGCAACATCCGCAAGCATTACGCCGGGATCGGCTACACCTACGACGAAAGCCGCGATGCCTTCATCCCGCCGCAGCCGTATCCGTCATGGTCGCTGGATGCAGACTGCAACTGGCAGGCTCCGGTGCCGATGCCGGACGATGGCAAGATGTACCGCTGGGATGAAGCTACGCTTTCGTGGGTTGAAGTTGAGGGTATGCCGTGACGACAGTCCAAGAGTTGGAAGTGACTGTCACCAGCCACATTGACGTTTGCGCGGTACGGTACGAGGCTATCCACGCTCGCTTAAAACGGTTAGAGGCGCTTGTGCTAAAGGTAGGCGGGGCAATTATCCTTATCCTGCTGACCGCTCTCGGTAGCATGGGTGTCATGCTGCTTGAGGCCATGAAGTGAGCGAGGACATTGAACTGCTGAAAGTGCAGATCAAAGCCGAGTTACAGCGCCTTGAGGCTAACAGCAGCGCCAAAGACGTAGCCGGAAAAGCCATTGGCAAAGACGGCCTCAAGTACATCACCGCCATCGTGGTGATTGGTGTGTTGTCCAGCCTCGCGCTAGAGAGCGACAAGATTGCCGCCGTAATGGGGTTGCTCGGTGCCTCGCTGACCGCCCTTATTTCCATGCTGGCCTCTATCGCTGGCACGGTGGAAAAGGAAGAAAAGCCCGAGTTTGAGGTGATTAAGGAACTCATCAGCAAACTAGATCGGCTTGACCGCAAGGAACAGCCGATGCGGGTAGACGTAGAGGGCGATCATGTCACCGTCACCAAGGGCGATGACGTAGTGAGGGCTTCCAAATGATGACGATGGTTAGCACGTTCTTGTCGTTCCTTGCGGGTGGACTGCCCAAGATTCTGCAAATCTTCCAAGATCGGCAGGACAAAAAGCACGAACTTGCGCTGGTTGCCGCACAGAAGGAGCGTGAACTAGCCCTCGCTGAACGCGGCTTCATTGCTCAAGCACGGGTTGAGGAAATCAAGCTGGAGCAAATCCAGACGCAGACCGCTGCCGAGGAACGCCAAGCTCTCTATAGCCACGACGTAGAGATTGGCAAAGGCGCAAGCCAATGGATGATTAACCTACGCGCCTCGGTGCGCCCGGTTGTCACCTACATCTTTGTGCTGGAGTTGGTCGCGCTAAACGTGGCTGGCGTCTGGTATGCCTACACCACGGGCATCCCGTTTGCGATTGCGATGGAGAACGTGTTTAGCGACGATGAAATGCTGATCCTGTCGTCCATCATCGCCTTCTGGTTTGGGACGCAAGCCTTCCAGAAAAAATGAAGGTGTCAGACGCCGCCAAGGCGATGATTAAGCACCACGAGGGCGTACGGATGCGACCCTATCGGTGTCCGGCCCTGCTATGGACGGTCGGGGTCGGCCACGTTATTGACCCAGCCCATGCGGCGGTGAAGTATGAGGATCGGAAAAACCTACCTGTACCCGATGGCTGGGATCGGAGCCTCACGATGGGAGAGGTGGACGCTATCCTTGCTCAAGACCTTGCGCGGTTTGAGCGCGGCGTGGCCCGACTTTGCCCTGCTGCTCTTAATAGCCAAGGCCAATTTGACGCTTTGGTGAGCTTTGCCTTTAACGTCGGACTCGGGAACCTCCAGCGCAGTAGCATCCGTATGCGCTACAACCGTGGCGACATAGAAGGCGCTGCTGACGCCTTCCTCATGTGGACAAAGGCGGCAGGGTGGGTGCTGCCGGGGCTGGTTAAACGCCGTCAGGACGAACGCGCAATGTTTTTAGCTCGTCTTTCAGCGTCTTAATTTCTAACGCCAGCACGGTCGCCTCTAACGCAAGCCCAGCTTGTCGGATCGCCGCTAACGCTTGCTCCACCTTGACCTCTTGGCTATAGCGCCAAGGCATCCGCGCCATTTCGGTGGCCCATGACCCGGGCGGGGACTCGTTATCAATCACCAGTACAACCCTCCCAGACGCCGCCTAGAACACGCCCAGTTAGGGGGCGGCACATGACGCCAGTCATAGCGCCAAAACCGCTGTAAAGCCTCCAGAATCGCTTTCACGGCATACCCTCCACGCTGTAGTTGGCTGACGGTGATTTCCAGCCTCGCGGTACGTCTCCGCTGATCCACGACGGGTCAGACCACAGAAGCCGATTGTTGGGATAGGCGATCCATTGGCCCGAATCCAGCGCAATGATGTGATGGTCTTTGGACTGGTCAGGCACCTCGCTCCACCCGCCGTCGCACCACATGACCGAAAACAGGTACGTCCCCGGGCGCTGCACCCCGTCGCGGCCTACGGCCTTGACGCGGTGGTTACGCAGGAACGCCACCTCCTTGACCTGACAGTTGCGGCTAAAGCTGTCCCACCATACCACCAGCGGCAGCGCCATTTCGGGACACGGCTTGCTACAGAGCGCGTGGATTGGGATTCTGGCCCATTGTGCGCCTGACTCCAACATCACTTGGAAGTACGGTACGCGCATGGGTTCTGCACGGAAGCCAAACACGGTGCAGAGCGTGAATTCGCCCTTGCCGCTCTGCTGGTCGTACAGGAACTCGTTGCGGACGTAAGCGGTGGTGTAGGGCGTGTCGCACCAGAAGTTCATACCAGCCCCTCTTTTCGTAGTTGTGCGATGGTTCGCGCCATCCCCTCAAAATGGGCAAGGCGCAGTTCGTCGCGGGATAAGCCTGTAACGTGCGTCTGGCCGTCCACCTCGGCGTGGCACGCTGAACACACCCACGCGCCTAAGAGATCGTCGGCCTTATGGCCCATGCCGCTGATGCCGACCATGCGGATATGGCCTAGCACGACCGTCTCGCTGTTGTGGTTGCAGCACGGCAATCGCACCATGCAGCCACGCCCTCGGGCCGCTTTACGCAGGTTCATAGTTAGGCTCTGGGATGGTAATGCCCATGTCCGCACACTTTGCGCTTAACCAATCAAGGTAATCGCGGAACTGCTGTTTGGTCATTTGCGAGGATCGCAACACCGGGCGCATCCGCTTGCGGCCAAAACCCTCTAGCATTTCCCAGCCGCCAAACTCGCCCACCATGTATTCGTGGATGTCATCGCGGCTCCAGCCTCTTAGCATTTCACCGCCGCCCTCAAGGATGGCGGGATAAGCTACGCCCCATAAAAAGTTATTTTGCGGCTGGGTTCTAGGCTTTTTCCACACCTCCACCGTCACCGCAAACGGTTTGTCGGTCGGCAAGTGCTGCGCCATCCGCGCAACGGCGGTGGCAATCTGGTCAGGCGGTGTGCCAATGGGGAAAATACGCTTCACAGCCGCTCCTCAAAGTCTATGTAACGCCATCCAAGATACTCAGGCGTTACCGCATATACGTCATAGTCATACCCGCGCTCTTTGTCGGTAATGCGCCGCACTAGCCAGTCAGGGAACGTCGTCTTAACGTCTATTAGCGCCGCGACCGTAAGGCTCGCGTTGACGATGTAGTAATAGTCAGGGCGAGGATCGGCAGCATCAAACGACTTCTTGGCGCAGATTGCAGCCGTTTCAAACGGCCATGCTTGATACTCAAAGTCATGCTTAATGTGCTTCACCTCTATGCGCTTCCCTGAGACGTAAATATCACCCTTGTCAGCAAACTCTTTGCGGTCGGCAAAGTCACGCGCCATGCGGCGTTTCGGTAGTGTGACCGTATGCCCAAGGTTCAGAAGGTAAGTCGCCACAACAATTTCTGCTGGGCGACTTGCTCTAAACCTCGCCTCAAAGTCAGAAGGGGATGTCAAGGTCGTCCCAATTATCTTCCGTGAGCGGTTGCTGCGGTGACTTGTCCGGCGTGCGCTGCGGTTCGCCTGTGCGTGACAAGCGGCCCTCGCCCTTCGCTTCAAACTTCAGCGACATAAACTTGTCGCCCGTTTTCTTACTCGCCTGTATCCAGCCCGAAACGTTCATGTCCACGTTGTTAATGACGCATGAACCGCGATAGTCGGGGCGCTTGTCATTGCCCTGTTTGTCATTCTTGAACAGCACCCCTCGCATATTGGGATCGTATTGATTAGCCACGCTTCAACTCCTGTAGTTTTTCCAACTTCTCGTTTAACTCGGCAAGGAAAGTCTTAACCTCGCCCTCCAATGTCGTGATGTGTTTGTCGTCGCGCTCCACGCGCTTCACGAACATCCGCAGGTGTTCTGGCAACCGAGGGTCGTAGGACACGAAATCACACCATTTGCGCCCGGTGCAGGCCATTTGCCATTGCATCTGCGCGAGGTGTTTGGTCGGCACCTCGCCATCCAGCAGCGTGTCTAGGTGAGTGCTGGTCGCAGGACACTTCACCTCCACCAGCCCCTCATCGCCTACAAAACCGTCAGGAGACGCGCCAGCGTTCGTAATGCGGGGGTGATCAACGAACCCCACCTCCTCCACCAACTCGCCCGTATGGGCGCTATACGCGGCTCTGGCGTGCGGCTCTTGCTCGGTTCCCCACTCCATGTGCGCGGTCGTGAACCCGCCAACCCTTTGACCCGTCAACCGCTCTACGATGAGGTCGGCCATGTAACCCTCGCGGGTCGCGCCTTTGCCTTTGGCAATGACTTCAGATACCCGGGAGGCGGTGACTTTACCGAGCCGTGCTTGATGCCATTCGGTTGTGCGCTGTTCCATTACTGCACCTCTTTGCTGCGAGCCATAAACGCATCCATGTGTAGCTCACGCACCGGGACGGGCAGATCGTTAAGCAGCGCACGCAACGCCTTCTTGCTATCGCACCCAGCGATCTGCGCCAGCACCTCGGGGTCTTGCGCGGCAACTTCGTGCGTCGTGGCATCGGCGTCGTTGTCGCCCTCGGTTGGGATGCAGAACGCTTGGAAGGCGGCGTACTTGTAGGCCGCAGACATGGCCTTGTTACTGGCCTTATCGCCCGAGTCCATCGCTTCGCCAATCGTGACGACCGTGTGTTTGCTGCCATCCTCGGCGGCAACAAAATCAAACTCCACCGAAAGGGTGACGTAAAACAATGCCGTCCCTTGACGGTTCTGCCGCTCCACCACCTCGCGTGCCGTCACGCGGGGCAAGATGCAAAGGCCGTGCTTGGCAAGCAGCGGTGACAGCGCCCCGTACACTTGGTCAATGCCGCGGAACTTGTAACCTTGCGACTGGTTCTTGCTGTCTTTGCTAATGCCGACTTTGCTCAACTCGGCGGTAATCGCCGCGATCTTTTCATACACCTTCATGGTTGTTCTCCTTAAGTTCTGCGAGAGCGCGGTTACAAGCCTCAATGCGTTCTTGTTCTTCGCGCTGTTGTAATTCCAAATCTTGCTGATGCCACCAACTGCCGTCGTCTTGCCAGACGTTATCGGGTTCCATGCGTCACCTCCGCATCGCAAGAGTGACCGTCGCAGGGGTCAACGAGAGCAGCCAGCAGGTAGATGATGACGATGCCAAAAATGGCGAGTTTGCTGCGCTTCATACGTCCCACGCCTCCTCTTGCACCTTGCGGTAGTGGCTCCAGCAAGAGTTCTCTAGCGTGTCAAATTCCTCAATCGTCAGATACTCAAGGTCGCACTTGTAATTGACGTAGACCGCGTTGGATTTCTTGTCGCTGCTGTCAATGCCGTCGGGGTACACGCCAAGGATGTACGCGCTGCAAATCTCTAGCGTCTCGGGTACGCCAACCGAGGGATCGCCATAATGTACGGCGTACTCAACTTCAGCCTCAAAGGCTACGCCGAGCAGGACAATGGTGGTGGTTGTAAGCATTTCTGTTGCTCCTGTCTGTGGTTTGTCAATCAACGAGGCATAGGATAGTTACCTTGACAGGCCATGTCAACCCCCCTATCCTCCCCTCCCATGAAACCGCAACAACTGATTAAGCAATACGGTTCCCAATATGCTGTTGCCAAGGCTTTCGGGGTTACCCGAGCAGCGGTACAGCAATGGGTCAAAGCAAACAAAATCCCTGACGCAAGACGCTGGCAGTACGAGGCGGGCAAAGTCGCCCGTCCCCGTTAATGCGTTACGGAAGCGTTTGCAGCGGCGTGGAGGCTGCGACGGTGGCGTGGCAC